GGCCTAAGTTCCTATCGATAATCCTGCCCATGTTAATGATGTTGGGAACAGAGGATGAAGAGGAATTACAGCAACTGGCACAAGGCGCACTTAGTCCTCAAGGGCAGGGCGCACTGGCAATGGCATGACGGATAAAAAGAAGTATCCGCAACGAGCGCCCAAGAAAAACTACTTTGCTGAACTCGCTAAAACCGAGGAAGGCAGAGCGTTAAGAAAGGAGTGGTCGAACAAGCCTCGTAAGAACGCTGGAAGACCATCTGGCGTTCCTCACGGACATACTAAAGATAGTATTGCCCCATTACGGGTGAAAGCTAAAGAAGAAGCCAAACGGGTGGTAAAATATATGGAAGACAACGGTGAGAAGTTTGAAGATCACTATGCAAAAGAGGCTATGGAATCTGCGGTAGAAATCATGCGTACCGAAGGTGGTACTCGTGATCGTCTCGCAGCAGCCCGACTTGTGTTAGACTTCACCAAGCAAAAACCAGTGACTAAATCCGATGTTACTGTAGGCAAAGCAGAAGATTTCTTAGCAGGTCTTCTTGCAGAGGAAGAGCATGGACAAACGACTGAAACAGGTGAGAAAGAAACTTTACAGTGACTTTCCCTTCTACGCTAAAGCGGCTCTCAGGATTAGAACGAAAGCGGGGCAGATTGAGCCTCTGTTGCTCAACCCCGCTCAGACTATTCTTGACGAAGCAGTAAGCGCACAGATGAAAGCGGAAGGTAAGATCCGCATCATCATCTTAAAAGCCCGACAGCAGGGACTAAGCACCTACACAGGTGGCTACCTGTATTTCTCAGTGTCACAGCAGAAAGCACGAAAGGCGATGGTTATCACTCACCACGCCGATAGTACTCGTGCGCTGTTTGATATGACCAAGAGATATCACGAAAACTGCCCAGACGCACTTAAACCACATACTAAATACTCATCTAGGAAAGAAATAAGTTTTGATGTACTTGATAGCTCATTTGTTGTCGCAACCGCAGGTGGTGACTCAGTCGGACGAGGGGAAACCCTCACGCACGTTCACTGCTCGGAGCTGGCGTTCTGGCCTAAAAGCTCAGCGCCTGATATCTGGAATGGCCTTTTACAAGCCGTCCCTAACTCGCCTAACACAGCCGTTTTTGTCGAAAGCACTGCAAATGGTGTTAGCGGTGTTTATTACGATCTCTGGCGAGGGGCTATCGAGGGTAAAAATGGTTTCGTACCTGTCTTTATCCCTTGGTTTACCGACCCAACGTACAGAGAGAAAATCCCCGAAAGCTTTGAACGAACTCCTGATGAAGAAGACCTTGCCGGACTATACAGCTTAGACGATGAACAGCTAATGTTCAGAAGACGTAAGGTCGCTCAGAATGGCTTAGATCTATTTAAGCAAGAGTATCCAAGCGAACCGGAAGAAGCGTTCTTAACTACTGGTCGTCCGGTGTTTAACTTAGAACAGCTCAGTATTGCTATGAAGCAGACACGAGATGTCGAGCAACGCCTAGCATTAGAAGCGGGTAAGTTTGAAGACAACAACCGTGGAGAGCTGACGACTTATCGTAAGCACAACACAGGTGAGCAATATGTGATTGGTGCTGACGTTGCGATGGGTATTAGCCAAGGTGACTATAGTGTCGCTCAGGTTCTCGACAGTAAGAAACGACAAGTAGCAGTATGGCGAGGCAGAGTGCATCCTGATTACTTCGCTGAAATACTTCAAGCGTTAGGTTACTACTATAACGAAGCATTGATCATAGTAGAAAACAACGGCCACGGTATTTTAACGTGTACTCGATTAGGTAAAGATTACGCTTATCCAAACTTCTATACTGAAGTCGTGATAGATAAGATTACAGACAAAGAAACAGTGAAACTAGGCTTCACTACAACAGCTAAAACAAAGCCGCTTATTATCGATCAACTCAGAGCTAGTACAAGAGATGGCGATATCGAGCTAAACGACATGGTAACTATCCGAGAAATGCTGACGTACATTGTATCTAACAGTGGCGCAATGGAAGCAGAACACGGATGTTATGATGATTGCGTAATGTCTTTAGCATTGGCAAACCACGTCCACGAAGGCGTTTGGGAGCCGATTGAATCAACCGATGATTATTATCAGGAACAGATCTAATGGCTAAACGAAAAGATTACAAACAACTGTCGGACGCAGAGATCGTTGTTCTCGTAGAGAATAACATTAAGCGATCTGTTGGTTATTACGATAGCGAGATCAGTGCCGAGCGTCAGAAAGTTACCGAGTACTACAACGGTACAAAACCTAAAGCTCCAGAAGGCAAAAGCAAGTACATCTCACTAGACGTGTATGACGCTGTAGAGTCTATGAAGGCAGCATTGCTGGAGACGTTCTCTGCGGGTAGCCAAGTTTGTAAATTCGCACCACAAGGCCCAGAAGACGTAGAGAAGGCAGAGGTCTGCACAACTTACACTGACTTCGTTGCCTTTCGTCAGAATGACCTGATGTCTGTGATGAATCACGTTATCCACGATGGTTTAACCTCTCGTGTTGGTATCGCTAAGATATTCTGGGATGAGCGTGAAGAAAAGATCGAAGAAGACTATGCAGACTTACAAGCTGACGAGTTAGATATGCTTCTTGCTCAGGACGGCGTTGAGTTAGTCGAGAACGAAGAGGACGACTTTGGATTTAACAGCGGTACTATCTGTTATTATGAAGACCGTAGCCAAGTAGCTATTGCTGCGGTTGCTCCTGAAGAATTCCTAATTGAATCACAAGCCAAATCATTAGACTTTGAATACATTAACTTCTGCGCCCAGCGTTCGGTTAAGACATTATCAGAGCTTCGTGAGATGGGTTTTGATGACAAGCTTATCGATAACATTGGTGATCACGAAGAAGTTGAACACGAAAGCTCACCAGAGATATTCGCACGACACGAAGGTGCTGGTGCATCTCGTGGGTTCGACACTGGCGGCTACCAAGACCAAGTGCGTAAAGTCATGGTCTATGAAGCCTACATTAAGTTAGACAAAGACGGCGAAGGTATAGCGTATCTGTACCGTGTTTTAAAAGCCGGTAACTCGTTATTGTCTTGTGACCGTGTTGATCGTATCCCGTTTGTATCGTTTGCTCCCATCCCGATTGCTCACGCATTCTATGGTAGTAACTTTGGTCAGAAGCTTATTGCTACACAGAACGCTCGTACAGTCCTTACACGGTCTATCTTAGATCATGCTGCTGTGACTAACGCACCACGTTACATGGTTACTAAGGGCGGTCTTACGAACCCTAAAGAGCTTATTGATAGTCGTGTTGGCGGTCTTGTGAATGTCACTAGACCTGATGCAATTATGCCTATGCCACAAGCACCACTTAACCCGTTTGTATTCCAGACGATTAAGATGCTTGATGAAGACAAAGAAGATACAACTGGTGTATCTCGTATGTCGCAAGGCACTAACAAAGACGCTGTGTCTAAGCAGAACTCTGCTGCGATGATTGAGCAGTTAGCTACGATGTCACAACAGCGACAGAAGATTATCGCTCGACACTTTGCTAACCAGTTCATGAAGCCGTTGTTCTCTGAAGTTTACCAGCTATGCGTTGAGAACGAAGACTACGATAAGATCGTGGAAGTCGCAGGTAACTACGTTGAGGTTAACCCGTCTACATTCTCAGAGAAGCGTGACGTTATGGTTGAGCTTCGCTTAGGCTACGGTGAGCAAGAGAAAGACGCACAGAAGTTCTTAAGCCTCCACCAGATGTTTTCCCAAGATCCTAAATTAGCACCGATGTATCAAGCACAGAATGCCTATGCTTTGATGAAGGATGCATTGAAGGCTCAGGGTATAATGAATGTCGAGGAGTACTTAACACCTCCTGATCAACTACCTCAGGAACAACCTGATCCAATGCAGCAAATGCAAGTGCAGATGGCTCAGAAACAGCTTGAGTTATCAGAGCGTCAGACTGTGATTGGCGAAGAGAAACAGAAGGTTGATGCAAAGGCTAAGAAAGCTAAATTCGATCTTGATAACGCTAAGTTTGAAGAGGGCGGCGTGGTTAAGTTAAACGAACAACAGCTTAAACAGAAACAGTTCCAGCATAAGAAGCAACTTGATCTTGCCGAGCTTCAGATTCTTAAAACTGCGGAAGATGTAAGAGGCATCGCTTCGCCATAGCAGGATAATGCTTATGTCTGATGTTAAACAGTTAAATGAGCATAAAGACTTCGTCGAGAGCCGTTCGAGTTATGATGATATGTATAACGAAATCGAGCAGGTTCTTGAGAAGTTTGATGGACTTGTCTACGCTCACGAGAAGGTAGCCGCCTTAGAAACTATTAAGGCACTCGTTATCTTTTCGGAGTGTGTGGACATGGAATAAAACCACTACCGGAGAGCATCCCCCAATGAACGAAGACGAACTAATCGCTTTAGGCGATGACGCAGAGAGTCTGCTTAAAAGCAGCCCTTTCAACAATGTAATCAACGCACTTGTCGATGGAACCTTCCAGACGTTTGTTAACACAAGCCCCGAAGATTCCGTAGGACGAGAGCGTTCTTACGCAC